AAAGATATTGGATTCTTTAAAGTTCCGTCTGAACTGGAAGAGTATTTAAAATGTAAAATATTATAGTGAATGATTCACATATATGACACATAGATGCTTAAAAGGCAGTATAAGTTATGGGTGCTATCAGAAGCAGAATTGTAGCAAAGTAGGATTAATCTACAATTCAACAGGAAGAGAAGCTTATAAAAACAAATTAAAAATGAAAGGGTGAAATTATGAAGTTATCCATAAATGTAAGAAAACTATATCCAGAAGCAATATTTTATATGAATTGGGCAAGGAATAGTAAAAATAGAAAAACAAAAAGAAGATTAGTTATAAAAGCATTGAAAGAAATTAAGTGTCTTTCTAAAAGTGAACTAAGAAGAAGAATTTTTAAAAAGAATTAATTCGCAATTCAAAAATTATATTAGGAGGAAGTAAAATGGGTAGAATAGATTATCAAAATAAAATTATAGAAATATTAGATGAAGCAGTTTCTAAATTACAAGCAAAAGAGTTTGAAGTATTTTTAGAGAATTTAGAAAAAGATTTAGAAGAATATAAGAATTAAATATATAGAGAATAGGAGTAATTTTAGTTAATATTATATGCTTCTATTCTCATAAGATAATCAAAATCAATTAATATATAGGAAGGAGAAGAACATGGAGAACTTAAACTATAGAAATTGTAATGAAGAAGTAACTGTAAAATTAATAGGAAAGTTAACAATGGAATTTCCAGAGTTAGAGGTTAATTTACCAAAGCAATTAGAGGTAAAAAGATTGGTAGAAGAAGTTTTATACGGATATGAAGTTACAACTAAAGAAACTGCATTAGTAACAAGTGATCTTGAAGAAAGAGTTAATTATTTTTTAGCAACTAAAAAGCTTGAAGGTTTATCAGAAGCAACTCTAAAAAATTATGGATATAACTTAAGAAAGTTATGTAGTTTCTTTAATAAACCAGTATCTATGATTACAAGTGTTGATATTAAAATGTTCATGTATTCAGAAAGTAGTACAAAGAGTGCTGCT